CTGAATAACATCTGTGATTTGCGCTTCGTCTTTGATGGCTATGCCCTTGCCCTGGCCAGAAAGGAAAACGTCCTTAGGGTTAACTAAAGCGCTTTCCTTGTAGATGAAGCCAGAGTTGACCTGACTCTCCAAGATATCGAGTTCGATAGTCTTACGGCGATTATATAAATATTGTGCGTCACGCAATCCGCGTACAACGCCTTGTATTCGCCATGGATAGTAAGGTATTTGGGGATTATAGTAAGCAGTGACTGGCACGAAAGGATAGATGTCTATGCCTAGGGGATTTCTACCGTCAAACATGACCTTACCTTGGACTACAATTGCCAAGTTTACTGTGGGTATCTCCTGCTCTATAACTGTAATTTGTGGGTATTGTTGCAAGAATTGGGCGAGACCGTCTTCATTACTACTCGTCCATTCTTTACACTCTCCAGTCTTAGTATCAACAAGCATGCGCTGAGTTCTATAGTCTCTGTAGTAAAACTCATCGTATGTAAGTAAGTTTTTAAATCCCAGATTGTAGTTCTCGGGCATGAACTGGAATTTCGCATCACGTTGGTCATTGCCAACAAGAGGTAATATCTCCTCAGATTTATCTGGCAACAAGGATAAACATTCAGCCTTGGTCAAGAATGAACGTTTCCAGATAGCTCTACAATCAGACAAGTCAGTCTTGCGGAAAAATGGATCCATAATGAAAGAGTTATAAGGGAGATTGTCGACCTTGATGTTGCCAGATATTGGATCCGACCGGTAATCCAGCCAGACATGTAGAAAGTTCATACCACCTACACATGATCCGTGAAACGCGTCTGATACCGTCTCAAGAATCTGCTCTTGCTGGTTTAACCACATAAGTATTTTAGTATACTGATCCGCCGTTTTATCATCCCCATTCTCAACTGGTATGACTATCGTCGATTTTCTGTTCTTTCGTTGGTATCCGGAGATCATGTTGACTACACGTCTTATCCGATTGAAATTAAATTGCCGTCTGCGATTGATTGGTAGATTGCCGTAAACATCTTGCCAGACTGTCTGATCGCCGCACTCAAAGCGCCAGTCTGTATCTGCTTCACTCCAGAACGATTGGTTAAGTGCGATTGCCTCTGCGTAAAACGTCTCCATGCGTTGGCGCATAGATTTATCTTTTTCATCGTAATACACAGGGCCTAATTGAGGAAAAATCATCTTTCACCCTTTTTTTTACATAGAACTACTCGGGCCCATAAGTGCTACTCTCTCACTTAAAGTCTATGTAAATAGGCGGGTGCAACCTAATAAAGGAATAAGTAAATGATTAAAATAAAAACCCCCCTAATAAGATTGGTTATTAAGGGGGTCTGAACAACACTTTCCGTAAAGGAAAGCAAATGAATATTCTTATATGTCTTTATCTAACTCTTTTTCTGCGATTTCAGTTAATTTTTCTCTAACAGATAGTAAAAAAGATACTTGGACTAGCTCATCTTCATCGGATTCGAACTGGATTAGCCAATCAATGTCCACATAGGGCTTATAGCGATAATTATGAACTTTAACTTCATCTTGGAGAGCTTTTATCCCTGTTTTTCGACCATAAAGTGGATAAAATACCCGTCTTTCTTGACCATAATCGTGTCTTTTCTCGACCATGGCTATACGTCTCCATTGCGGTAGATGAGCCACTTCCTCGAAATCTAGATCTACGATTAGATAATCTCCGTCAAACTTAGCGTTCTTCATACTCATTATCTCTCCATAACTTAGCGGCCCGGTGTGTTTAGGAGTAGCCGAGCCGCATTTTAAGGAATCTTGTATACGCGTATGTTACTTGATAGCTGGTTCAATAGCTTGATGATAAATTTCTTGAGCCCAGTCTATCATAGTATGTAAAGTTGTCATAGACTCTGGTACAAGTTCATGCGCAACATCGATCAGTGGATGCAATGTCTTAAGCGTCCATAGGATATCGTCGAAGCTGTGATCACGGTTGCAGATAGACAATTAAGTCTTAAGTTACGCTTCATTATCATCTACCTTGTCGTAATCATACAGATCATCAGTATCTAGCTCTTCGATCTTGATTAGCTTAACTGCCCGCAAGTTTATAATCTTATTGAACATTAACCGAAACATCTTATCTGGATTGGCAGACTCTATGCGCTCTAGAATAGAATGCGCAGTTGCTTCATCAGTCTGAATTTCTAGCTCAGCTAGATCGTCTATGCAGTCATCATGGAAGAAAACACTTAAGATGATTTTTCTTTCCACTGTTCGTGTATCTTTCATACCATCTCCTAAAACTTATATACCGTTCATAACAGAGTAATACTAAAGCCATTATAAATGACGTAAGCATTAACCCGATCAAGATTATTAATATCGTTATTACTTTATCTAGTCCTGGATCTACCACGCGCTTCATACTTTATTTAAATGGACCCTTTATTAATCTAAATTATAATACCGACCTTCTGTTATAAATCTTACCACTTCATCGTAGCAATATTTACATAATTCAAATCGAGTTGTGGCATTGCTTAAATGCTCTACGTCGCTAGGGTTAATTTCTTTATTACATCTATCACATTTTATCTTCGCCATAATTTACTTCTCTAGTTTTAAGCGGATACTGCTTCTTAAACTCTTTGATTTCTTCTTGAAGCGAATAAATTATAAAATTGTGTTTGTCTAATAGCTGTTGGAACTCATTAAGCCTTGGCTTGATATTTTCTATTATATTAATAGTTTCTGCAGCCGAAATCAGCTTACGCGCATACAATCGTTCTAGTTCGTTTATTGAATCTTTTATTTCATATTGTTCTTTTCTCAGAGACCTAGAATTAGAATTACATTCACTCATAAAATCTAATATGAAATTCTTTAAAGAACTCCGAAATTTAAATATGAATACCAACATAAAAATACATAAAAAAAACAATAGAATTGCCTTTAATATATATGGGAACATTATTATAAACGCTGTCCATGGCACAACGTTAGAATTTAAAATCAGTTTTATTGATTCCATTATTTCGTTCATCTAAACATCTCCGGCATATTAGAATTCTCACCCATCATTGCTTCACGATGGCGTCGGTCTAAGTCTTCGGCGCTAAGTCCGTCTCGTGTCTTTGGCAGAGACATACACAGATACCTCATTGCATCGGATGCGTGAGACGACCAGTCATGAAGTGCGTGGTCTTTATAAACTTTTTTCTTATTATCAAACTCTCTACGATAACTCTCTAGGGCTTTAATAAGTGGGGTACACTTCTGCTCGTCTATCCAGACTTTACTCAACGTAGCCCTAACCAACTCAATACCATCTTCAATCGGTATGCTAGGTAGGACCTTAAAGGAGATCCCCAGCTTGCGTGCTTGCTCCAGTCGTGATAAACCAGTACCAAGCTCGCGAACAGCAATATCGTGAGGGGCGAACATGGACCCATAAGCGTACTCCTTCTGGCCAATTATTTTCGCATAGTGATCTAAACCTTTATCAGTGTTCTCGTAATAATCTATTATACGAATAACTTGCCCGCAGACTTGGAAAAATAGTAAAATTGTCGGGTCATTCATACCCAAATCACATACGACGTGGACTTTGTAGTTGGTCTCCCAAGGGACAACGGTTATTCGGTTCTCTATTTTCATTTTATCCAGATAACGAGAATAATAACTTCCTTCAACACCGGCGCTGAAACTAACATAATATTCTTGTTGAATTAAATCCTCGCTCATGAGGCCTTCGGCTCGCTCTTTGGCAATTTCCTGCAAGGGAATATGTCCAGTCTCTTCCACGGTCATTCGGTAGCTAAACCACTGCGGATTATCCAATGCAATATTAAATAACTCATAGAAATGATTTTTACCACGAGGCGTACTAACAAATACCATTGCACCATCATTTGCTAGGACAATGGGGCGCATGAATTGGTACGCCCGTGGGTCTTGTAAGGCGTATTCCGAATACACTATCAGGCCAGGATTTGTACCAACAAGGCTATCAACGTTGTCAGAGCCGCAAAGCTGTAACAGACTGCCATTAGTGAATCTAATCTTCATGTCGGATGCGTTCATTGAATCGACTAGTTCGGGGGGAACGAAATCCAAGAAACGCATCCCATTGTTTAATACAGAATCCCAGATAATTCGACGAGCCATCGCGAACGTAGGTAAAATGTAGTAACATACGATGGTTTTTCTAAGGCATTGCCGTATAGCTAAATTCCAACAAGCGACATCTTTCCCCGCTCGTCTGGGTAGTACCGCTATTATGCGCTTATAGTGCTTGTTTTCGTAAGCGTCAAGTATTGGAATCTGGTAATGCCTCGGCTGAAATTTGTTTAGTATTATCTGGGACTCTGGCTTCATATAACTCTCTTCTCTTCTCTCTCCGCTACTTTTTCTTATCTTGACACGCGTGTCCTTCTATGATCACTTCAATATCTTTGGCTGACATACAAGTCTCACAGAAATGCTTAGCATTCTTGCCAATCTTAACTGTAACCAGCTTATCTAGATCGATTTCGCGACCACAGACGTCGCATGTATAAGTAATTAATTTCATATCTTGTCCTTAAAATCTCTAATCTCAAACGTGAACTTATCGCCTGGATTCTTCTTGAACTCATACACTGAAAGAATCACAGTATCAATTATACTTCTAAGCGTAGGCTCAACCCCAGAAAACTCGTGCATACTTTTACGAAGTACTTCTAGCGCACTCCATACATGTGGACCAACAGTAACACATATTCTGTGATGTCCCTTGGCTAACATAGGATCTGGAACACATTTATGATCTTCACATTGACCTTGTGCCTTCATCGGTTGTGGAGTTGCATTAGCGAGTGGAACCATCGAACTTGGTTTTCCGGTATACCCACGCCTTCTATACTGACGCTTCATATACTGCTCTCTGCGCTCTCTCTCCAACTCTTCATGGTTTTCTATCTCAAGCGCGGCACATATACTTCTTAAAACATTCATACCGGGAACAACAGAATTGGCCTCTATTTGTTTAAAATGCTTCTCATCAAGAGACAGATGCAACGCTACTTCATATGTGGAAAACCCTAACTCTTCTCGTCTCTTTCTCACTATCTCGCCGATTGTCATCGTCTCTCACTTTGCTTTAAGGAATCTAGTATCTTCGAAACTCTCACGCTCAACATACTTCCAAGTGCATTCTTTACATAGACGCTTGCGATAAGGCAGCTTAATACACTTTTCAGCCTTGGAGTCATAACAGTAGATCACTACGTCACAACCGTCATTGTAGAAAAATTTCGCATTGCAAATAGAACACCACTGACGCGACTGTTTATCGTGTTTTATAAAATTATTTGATGCGGGAAACTTAGCTTCTGTTAAATGCTCTAGAAGCAATGGATGCGGTTCAGTTGCTACTTTCATTTTCTTCTCCCCAGCGCGGGACTAATCTGGTACTCGCGCATTAAACGCTGCTCGTAAAACTTCATCTTCTCTTCTCGCAACAACTTCCAAGCCTTTTCCTGGTCTGCTCCAAGCAGCTTACACAGATCCAGAAAATACTCAGGAGCTGGATACTTCTCACCCTTTTCTATCAAGATCAGAACGCTAGGCAGTATATCTACCCGCAAGGCTACGAATGTAGTCGTCATATTCTTGGCTTCTCTAGCCTTTTTTAGTAGATGACCCAGCGATAGCTTCTGTTGTTGGCTCAACATCTTTACTCTCCAACGCTTGTAATGGCCTTTTAGCTTCATTAGGCAACTCTTTTACTAAATCTGAACTTGGAATCTCTGGCATGACAATATACTGCATTCGAACGTTACCCTGACTACCCTCGGATTGCTTCAAGGATGACCGCCACGCAACGATTTCCTTCCAGTTATTGGAATAGTGCGGCATCATATAAGCAACGCTACCTGCGTCATATTTACGCGTAATCATTCCCTTCTCGCGTCTGTCACCTATTATCATGCGAGTGTACTGTAATGCCTTCTCCAAGATGGGATATTTATGTGCTAGATCGCAGAAATCCTGACTCAACATACCAATCGAACGATAAAACTCTTCAAGCGTAACCGCATCTTCTGTCTGTTCAGCCCAATCAATCATCTTACGGGCCATCTTCTCAGCCCATCGAGCTGAGGCAACCTGTTTGGTCATGGTAGACATGTTGTAATACTCTGAGAAGTTAGCTTCCTTAGATCTGAGTGCGTTACACTCAACTTTCTTATCTTTCTCGTCTTCGTTATTCTTTTCGCGCTGCTTTCTTACATATCGGACAGCCGGATCCGTCGTGTCCCCCCGATATGCTCGCGGCTTCTTGTCCGTTAACTGGCTCATCTTGCACCTCTGAAAGAGTAAAAACAGTTCTTGGCTTCTTATCGTATAACTTGGTTGCAATGATTTTATAAATACAACAATCATCGTGGAACACTGACTTAGAGCAGATATCACACGCATATTTTATTAAATTATCCAGATCAGGCTTGAAGTAATGTGGTTTTCCGTCGCGTCGCTTGGCTTTACCCATAGGCATATAGAACGTAATCTCCATAAGCAATGGACCATTAAGCATCTTAAGCCCAGCCATCTGGTGACTTATCTGCATAGCGGCAACAAATTTCTCATGTTTCTGTGAATCATATATTGAATACTTGCCCATTCGGGCTCGAGCCAGCGGCACTGGGTCGCCTGGCACAATGAAAGTCATCGATCTCATAGTCTCTCCCTACTTACCGATTTATATTAACTCATGTTAGCAGTCTGAATTAAAATGGTTAAGTGGAGATTTTTTATTGGCAGTTATTAGTTACTCGGCAGCTTCTCCGTGTAGATGTTTCAATTCGCCATTATCCCATTGGATCTTGGTTATAGACCATAGCTCTTGCGCAAGCGGTCTGATCTTGGCGTCTCTAATGTGGTCATCTACTGTAAAGTCAGCAATCATCGCTATGCGAACAAACAACTCATCCACTTTTCTTTTTCTAATCTCTGGACTCACTAGCCTCTCCCTGATTCATAAAGTTCATAGACTTACCATCAAATTTCAGATTGACCGTTTTATGACTCTCTCCATTGCGATTCTTGTTAATTAGAATTTCAACTGCGGATTGGTCCGCCTCTGGGTTATACACTGCATCACGATATATAAACAACACGATGTCCGCATCTTGCTCTATACTTCCAGAGTCTCTAAGATCCGAAGCAATCGGACGCTTATCTGGTCTACTTTCTAGACTGCGGTTGAGTTGTGACAATAGAACGATAGAAATATCTAGCTCTTTAGACAGCATCTTAAGATCTCTAGTTATCCCACCAATCTCCAAGTTGCGATTATCTGTATACTTAACTCCAGAAACCAACTGTAAGTAGTCTATAAATGCCACTTCTATTTTATGATCGCGCTTAGCTTTAACTAGCGTACGCTTAATCTCGGCCAGGTTTAAAGTCTGCTCAGTAATATGCAGCGGCATCTGAGTGAATACATTACAATAACCCGCAACAGACTGAAACTCTTCAGAGCTAAGATTGCATTCGAATATGCGTTTATACGGTATATGCGAATGCAATCTTAGCTCTGAAGAGT